AAGATGTAAATGGTAATGTTTATGCAAAAGCTGATCAAATTTCATTATTAATTGAAAACGATACAGATCAAGATATAAGAAAACCGATTGGTGGTATTACTTATGGTTGGCACTATACAATGCCACATTCAGCTAATTTAGAATATAAATATTCAGTTGAATATGATGGTATAGATGTTACACAGACCAAAGGTGGCAATACCTTATACAACAAAAGACACACAACAGGTGCATCGTATGTAGATTATCCACCATATCAAATATTTAGACCACATCCATCAGGACTTAATCACCCAGAAGCAAATTCTGGAAGAAAAGTATGGGATTTAACTTTTTCTTATATAAGTGAAACAGATTATCAACAAGATTATTCATCAGGTAATTCAATGTGGAGATGGAGTGATGTTATAGAAGGTGGTGGTGATGATACTGTTCCAGGTGGTTGGAGTGGTATAAGAAATGATTTTACATCAAGAGTTCTTTTTGGCACACAAGGCTATTTGCCATTTATATTTCAGCCTGACAGTACAAAAGATTATTATACTGTATGCAGATTTGATCAAAGTAGTTTTAGTTGCACACAACAAGCACCTGATCTTTGGCAATTTAGTTGCAAGATAAAAGAAACTTTCTAAAAAAATGGTAGGGGTGTGGTTATCCTCCATCCGTGCAATCATAGCTGTTACAAAGCACTCCTACCTATCCTCCATTTACCAATAAAATACTTTTCTTTAATACTTTCTTTAATACTTTCTTTAATACTTTCTTTAGCTCCTCGTGAACCGTTGCTAATTTTGGAGGGGGGTGTTGCTTTTTTTGGAAGGGGGCATTGCTTATTTGGCAATGGTCTAATTATTAAAAGTTTCATTTTTTTAATCTTTTTATTTGTAAGTAATATATGTTTAATATTAAATTTGTTTAAGATTTTTAAACAGAAAAGGAAAACAAATGAAAACAACATTACAATTTAAAGATATACAGATTTTTAGTGAATCTGTTTTGTCCGATCCAAAAGAAGCTATAATAGATTGGGATTTTAATATAGTTAAATCAGAATCTAATATAAACTTTCAATACGTTATTAATAAAATAGAAATAGAGTATGAAGATGATGTAATTGAATATATAAATGATCCTGAAGTTAAGATATATTTTAATGGTAGTTTAGAAAAAGCTATTGCAGAAGGATTAGCAACTGATCATTTAATAGTAGATTTTACTGAAGATGAAGTAGAAGTTACAATATATATAGGGAAGGTGGACAGATAATGGATAGAGGAAGTTGCGATAGATGTGAAGAACGTGAAGGAATTATAACTGATGGAGCTACTAATCTATATTGTAGTGCTTGCTATGTTATAGAGTTTCAGCCTTGTGAATTATGTGGTGATAAGTTGGGTAGAAACAATCTCGTTCCGATGTTAAAGGACATATATACGACCGATCTCGAAATAATACCCGAAAAAGGGTATTATTGTGAGAGGTGTATTACTAATTAAAAAAAAGGGAGTGGAAGATTTTCAGAAACCACTCCCTTAATCAAGAGATAGCAAATGATAATTTGCATAAATAAGTTAGGAGAAATTGTATATGGAAAACAATACATTAAAAGAGTTAGCTAAAAAATATAATTTAAACAAGAATGATTTTTGGCAACATAAACAAAGTGGTAAATATATTATTTTGCACGATGCTGTTGAAAAAATAGCATCTATGGAACAGATAGAAATAGTTGATTTTAAAGTGTTAAATAGTGAGCAAGGATTTGCAAGATTTTTAATCACTATGTCAAAAGGCAATAAAAAAGTTACTACTATTGGTGAAGCTGATTCTAAAAATTGCGTATCTGGTTACAAAGGTATGATGGCAGAGAAACGTGGCATTGATCGCTGTGTATTAAAATTAATTAATGCTTATGAATATGGTATATATAGTGATGTAGAATCTGACGATTTTAAAAAGCCTAAATCTAATTTTGATGAAAGACAAGCAACAGGATCACAACAAGATTATGTGTATAAATTGTTAGATCATACTGCATTTACAGTTGGTAAGGGTGCAAAATTTAAAGATGATGTTAAGGATTCAATTATAGATATATTTGATTCAGCAGCAGATACATCAGAACTAATAAATGATTTGAAAAAATTGAAAGAGCAATTTATAGAAAATCAGAAAAAGCATATTGTAAAATAGTTGATCAACAAGGGGGTAGGTTTTTTTCCTTTCTGTGCCTACCCCTATAATTTAGGAGATACAAATGAATTTAATTAAAGAACCATCAAGTGCTGTAAAACAAATAGAGAATGAGTATCCAGAAATGGCAGCAGAATTTAAAAAAATACAAAGAGAGCAGTATGAATTGTTTTGTGAAAAACAACTTGATTATGGATCGCACAATATTACAATGGGAACAGGTGTTGGTGATAATTGCAACATAGACTTAACTTTAAGTGCATTAATTGTAAGAATAAATGATAAGGCACAAAGGCTAATAAATTTGTTTTTAGTTAAAAAAACACCACCAAATAATGAACCATTAATTGATTCATTTAAAGATATATCTGTTTACAGTATAATGTCGCAGATAGTAAATAGGGGCAAATGGGGTATTTAACAGGCAGACAAGTAATAATTAAATTTATAAAAGAAAATTTAGATTATATGACCGATCTTGAACTTGATTATTTTGCAGATTATATATTAACAAAAGACATAGACCAAAGAGAAGAAGGAGATATAAATTAATGACTTTAAATGATCGAATTACAGAGTATAGAGATATGCAAGATAATTATGAAGCAACCATTAAAAATATAAAAAGAAGGCTTGATAAACTTGAAAAGATAGTTGATAAAATAAACCCTAATACCAACCCTGTCTGGTTAGCAAAATATGCAAAAGAATTATTGAGTGAAAAATGAAATTAATATAGGTTCAGCAGGTGAGCATTTAGTTTTGTCTGATATAATGTTGCAAGGATACAAATGTTTTAAAGTAGAAGAATCATTACCATTTGATATAGTTATGTTTGATGAAAAAAACAAAATCTATAAAATACAAGTAAAATCAACATTAAAAAGAAAAACAAACTATCATTCTAAAAATAAAACATCATATTGTTTTTCTGTTGTTAGGCAAAAAAAAGTAAGAAAAAAATTTAAAGATAAAAGTGGATACACATACAAGTATAAGGAAAACAAATATGGCAAAGATGATTATGATATTTTGGCTTGTGTAATCATACCACTAAAAAAAGTTTTTTATTATAAGTTTAAAGATATAAAATTAAAATATATATCATTAAAAGGGAATGAGAAGCAGCATTTATATCAATGCTTAAAACATCCAATTATAGATAACAAATTAAATAAAAAAAAGTGCTATTAATGAAAGAATTAGAATTAGCAACATTGAAAGAATTTAACAGAATTGCAAAACAAAATTTTATACCAGAAAAGAATCAATATTCACGTTTTGATGCTAAAAATAAAAATTACATTATGGAAATTAAATGTAGAAAAACACATTATGAAGATCAGATAATAGAGTTTGACAAGTTTAGTTATAATTTGTTATATGCTAAATTTAATAAAATTGATTTTCTTTATTTGGTTAAGAGTGAAAAACAGTTAAATGTTTTTAACATATCAAAAATGTATAAAAATAATTACAACTTTAGATGGCATTGGAGAGAAATGCCAAAAACAACAGAGTTTGATAATAAATATAATCTATTGAAATATGTAGGATATGTACATTTATTAAACTCACATAGGTTAAAATAAAAAGGAGATAGTAATGTTAGGATTAAATAAAACACAAAAAAGAAAAAGTAATTATACAGATATTGAAATTGTAGAAGGTTTGCAAGTTCAAAAAACATATAATTATTCATATTTTAATAAACTTGATGGTAATAGAACTGTAACAAAAGCAGCTTATAGTAAACTATTAAAATCAATACAAAAAAAATCATTAAAAATTCCAATTATAGTTAATGAAAAATATGAAATAATAGATGGACAAACAAGGTTCAAATGTTGGAAAGAGTTGGAAAAACCTATTTATTTTATTATGGTAGATGGCTATGGATTAGAAGATTGTGGCATTGCCAATACTAATATTAAAACTTGGAACATTGACGATTTTGCAAATTGTTATTCAACATTAGGAGATAAAAACTTTAAAATTTATTTAGAATTTAGAGAAAAATATAAGTTTGAGCCTTATGCTTCTATATCAATGTTAAAAGGACAAATTAATGGTAGTGGTCAGAATTTCGATTATTTTAGAGAAGGATATTTTAAAATAAATTCTTATAAAAAGGCTTGTGAATGGGCAGATCAAATATACAAAGTAAAAGATTTGTATGTAGGGTTTAAACGTAGATCTTTTGTTTTGGCAATGTTGCATTTACTAAATCATAAAAACTTTAATATAAATGTTTTTATTAAAAAATTAACATTTCAACAAACAAAATTAGTAAATTGCACTACCAAAGAACAGTATTTACATTTATTGCAAGAGATATATAATTATCATTCAACAAAAAAAGTAAATTTAATTTATAACGATTAATATAAAAAGGAGAAGTAAATGCAAAACGAAAATGAAAATAAAGTAGGATTTGGTAAGTTAGAAAAAAATCCTGATAAAACACCTGAAGATAAAAGACCTGATTTAAAAGGGTATGTTAATTTCAATGGTACGTTTTATAATGCAGCAGCTTGGGTAAAAAAAGGCGATGATGGAAAGCCATTCTACCAGATGTCAATAGAAAAACAACAAAAGAAAGATGGTCAAGTTGATTTAGGTAAACCTGATCTTGTTGTTAATAACGAACTAAACGATTTGCCGTTTTGATCAAGTACCTAAAATATCTATTGGAAGTCAATGAAAGACGACCAATTTGGTTAGCAAGAAAGCTGGGAGTAAGCCATACATTGGTTTACTCCTGGTTTAACCGAACAAGAAACATTAGTGAAAAACATTTTACAATGTGCTTGCAGGTGTTTGATGTTCCAATAGAACAAGCAATAAAAGAGATAGAAGAATAAAACAGGAGATAGTAAATGAAAGTAAGTTATTTAAAAGATAGTAAATTAAAATATATTATAAGTTTATCAGATGAAGATATGAAACTTATAAAAGAAGGTGGTGATATAACATCTTACTCTATAAGAAGACCTAACAGTTTTATTATGGTTTGCAAGGAGGAAGATGAATAATGAAAGAAGCATATTATTTTAGCCACGATGCTAATGCACAACACGATCCAAAAATAATCAAACTATTATCCAAGATGGGATGGGAAGGATATGGACTTTATTGGGCGATAGTTGAACGATTAAGAAATGAACCAGATTATACTTTAGAATGTGATTATGATTGTTTGTCTTTTGCATTGCGAACAGATAAAGATAAAATAAAGTCAATAGTTCTTGATTATAATTTATTTGAAGTATATGATGGAACTTTTTGGAGTAAATCCTTATTAAATCGTATGAAACAGAAAGATAAACGCAGCGAAAAAGCAAGGGAATCTGCTCTAAAAAGATGGAAACGTAATGCGAACGCATTGCAAACGCATAGCAAACCCAATGCTATAAAAGAAAAGAAAGTAAAAGAAAGTAAAGTAAATAAAAAAGTAAATATAGATTTTAGTGTGTTTTGGGATTTGTATGATAAAAAAATTGGTGATAAATCTAAATGTATAAAAAAGTGGAACAATTTAAAAGATAAAGATAGATCAAAGATTATGGATACATTGCCAGATTTTTTAAAACTAATACCTGATAAACAATATCAACCTTATCCAATGACATATTTAAACAATAGAAGATGGGAAGATGAAATAGTGCCTAATTTAAAAGAAGAATTTAGAATGGATACATTAGGTGTTAGCTTTATAGGTTACTGTGAGAAGTGTGGTAAATCAGATTTTTATAGAACAACCAATGAAGATTCTTGTTGTAATACAAAGATATTGCCTAAAAAGCCAATAAAAGCTAAATTATAATATGGCAGAAAAACTAACAAAAGAAAAAATAGCAGAGATAAAACGTAAAAGAGCAGCAGATAGACGTTTAATGATTGACAAATTAAGGTTTTGGGTTGGTGTGTTTTCTGTACCTACTATTCTTATAATGGCTTGTATGCTTATTGCAGCAGCATATTATCTTGGCGAATCACAGTTAGCAGTAGTTACAGGTTTAATATCAACAATTACTTTAGGTTTGATAAATGTATTAACATCTATGGTTGCACCTCCACCTCCAGAAGACCCATTGGCAACAGTTGCAAAGGACTTGGTTCATCATTTACAGGATCAAGCACAGAAAGATATGGAAGTATCTATGGATAGAAATAAAATTAAAATTGGTGGTAATGGTGTAAAAGTCAATTCTGAAACACCTGAAAATCCTATTTGGGGCGATGATAAACCATTAAAAAAAGGTAAAAAATAATGTTGTTTGTAACCTGGCTAACAGTTGTGGTTGTAGGTGTGGGTACAGGAGAATATTATAATTGTAAGTATCCAAGAGTTGATGAATCATACAGTAGTGAGGGATTCTTTTGTAATTGGGAAGATAGAGATTTTTATATAGAGAATGGTAAGTGGATACTTACTGAATCAGATTCAACTGATAACTGTTATGAAAAGAAATGGAGAGAGATATATTGGGAAAAAAGAAAAAAATAACAACACACGATAAAAGAAAAGCACAATTAGATGCTTTGAATGGTAAGTATAATGGTTGGTGGATATATGCCTATTATAAAGAAATATTAGGTGGAAACGATTACGGACGATAATGCAATTATTTTTTAATTCTTTTTGGACGCAAATAATATTAGTTATATTAATATCATTTCCTGTATGGATTTGTTATATAGCCATAAAGATTAAGTTTTTAGAATGGTGGGATCGTGAATAAAATGATTTTAGATATTAAATTAAAATCAAGAAATCAAATAGATAGATTGCATTGGGCAGCTAAAGCACGATTAAAAGATAAATATACTTATATGATTGCACAACAAATGCAAGAATTGGAAATAAGAAAAGCAAAAGAAAAGGAAAAGTTCAGAATTGAAATAATATCTTACAGGAAAAGATTATTAGATTATGACAACCTTGATCTTAAACTTATTTTAGATGCTTGTGTTAGGAATCAGTTAATATGGGATGATGCACCTGAATTTATACACAGACCATTAAAAGAACAATTTAAAGACAAAGAAGAAAGAACAGAGATAATTAGACACAAATGGCAAGACCTAAAAAATACGATATAGATACAATAGAGGTAGAAAAACTTGCAAGTTATGGCTGTACTAATACTGAAATAGCTGATTTTTTTAGTTGTGATGAAAGTTTAATTAGAAAGAGTTATTCCGAAAATCTTACAAAAGGAAGATCACAGGGAAAAATAAGATTGAGAAAGATGCAATGGAAGTCAGCAGAAGATGGTAATGTTACGATGCAAATATGGCTTGGTAAGCAAGTTTTAGGACAAGCAGAAAAACAAGAAGTAACAACAACAGAATTACCGAAGGGATTTGATACACACCATATTGAATAAGATAAGAAACACCACCCATAGACGATGGGCAGAATTGATTAGATCAATAATACCACTTGGTGAAGATGATCCTAATCATTGGTGGATTTATTCTTATTTAATTAATAACAGGTTACAAAAGAAATGAGTGTAGGATTATTTAAACATCAAAGAGAATTTGTACATTCTGAAGCAAAGTATCCTGCTTTAGTATCTGGTTATGGTGCAGGTAAGACGTATGCGTTATGTGTTAAGGCTTTGATTGAGTGTGGTAGAAATGCAGGGCATACAGGGTTGTTGATGTCCCCAACATACAGGATGATAAAAGATACATTGCAACCTACATTTGAGGAGGTGTTAAGAAGTGTTAAGTTTAATTATGAATATAGTGCAACTGACAATAGATATCGTGTTTATTGGTCTGATGGCTTTGCTGATGTCATTTTACGTTCTGCTGAAAACTATCGTAGGTTGGCAGGACTTAACTTGGCTTGGGCAGGTATTGATGAAAGTGCCTTACTTAAAGACGACCAATGTTGGAAGATGGTTCTCTCAAGATTGCGACAAGGAAACACCCTCCGAGCATTTGTCTGCACAACACCTGAAGGATTTAACTACGTATATGAATATTGGAAAGACAATCCGAAAGAAGGATATGAACTAATTCAAGCAAATACAGAAGACAATACAAAGCTACCAAAAGAATTTATTGAATCACTAAAACAGAATTATGATGAGAAATTAATTAAAGCATATATGCAAGGACAATTTGTAAACTTGCAATATGGTGCAACTTATTATAATTTTGACAGAGAAAAAAATGTCAAAAACGTCAAATACAATCCAAACCAACCAATCTATGTGGGAATTGACTTTAACATCGATCCCTTATGTGCAGTATTATCACAAGTGCAGCCCAATGGCAGAGTTTACGTCTTTGACGAATTTAAATTGCGACACACAGGTGAGAAGCAACTCCTAACAGAACAGATGGCATTAGCGATAAAAGACAAGTACCCAAACAGAATATATTATTGCTACCCTGATCCATCAGGCAAAGCAAGGAAAACATCAGCAGTAGATTCAGATCACGATATTTTAAGACAGGCAGGGTTCATATTAAGAGTTAAACGACAAGCACCAAGAGTAATAGACAGAGTAAATGCAGCCAATAAGTTGTTTGATACATTGGTTGTTGATCCTAAATGCAAGAATCTAATAGCAGATTTTGAGCAGGTAGTAAACAAAGAAGGCACAAGAGATATAGATAAAAGCAATCCTGATCTAACGCATATGTCAGATGCTTTTGGTTATTTTGTAGATTATGAGTTCCCAATTAGAAAACCCAAAACTAAAACATTTATGGTGTAAATATGATAACATTCAGTTCAGTAGATCAAGTAATACAAGATTCAATACATAAATTAAAATCATACAATCAAGATTTGATGTTTGAGAATAGAGATATGTGTATTGATTACTATACGTTCAACAACACAGGTAAGTACATAGATGAGTTCTTTGATGGCTCACTACAAACAGAGATACCATTGTATCCTGTGAATATGACACAACGATTAATCAACAGAATTAGTTTAGTGTATAAAGATGCACCTATACGAACTGTTGAAAACGATAGATACAATGAGTTATCATTAATGAAGAATGTTAAAATAAAACAATTTGAAAGATTGCACAACCTGCTTGGAACAATGGCTATACAAGTTGGATGGGATAATGGTATGTTTAAATATCAACCCATCATAAACTTTGAGCCTATATTTGCAGAAGATGATCCATTAAAACCTGTTGCAATAACTTACTTACTTTCTAAATCAACAGCAGATATGTACAACAGATCAGAGCCTGATACATTTATGTATTGGGATGATGAGAACCACTTTATATTTGATGATAGTGGTAAGATCACATCTGTTAATGAAGGTAATGTTAATCCTTATGGTGTATTGCCATTTGTATTTATACAACCTGTTAATATAGTTGATGAGTTTTGGAATGAGGGTGCGATGGATATATGTGTTGCAAATAGGCAAGTAGATATAGCGATGACAATGCTACAACATCATATCAGAAGTGCAGGTGGACAATGGGTTGTTGAAGGTAGAATAGATGCTAATGAGGTTGAACTTGGATTGAATAAGATATTAGCTGTGGAGGGAGGAACAGTTAATAATATAGCAAATACCGTCAATATTGAATCTATAATGAGTGGTATTAAATTCCAATTACAGCAGGTTGCAATCAATCATCACATTACATTTGACTTTGGAATATCAGGTGCTAAATCAGGTATTGCATTGAGAATGGAGAACCTTGAACTGTTAGAAGCAAGGGAAGATGAAGTAGAAAAATGGAAGTTTGCAGAAAAACAAATATACAAGATAGAACAGGCTGTTGCACAGGTAGAAGAAAATATTGCATTACCAGATATGATGCAGATTGATTATGATGAGGTTGAGTTCCCTGATGCTGATATGGAAATGAAAGAGTGGGAGTTTAAGTTTAGAAATGGATTAGCAGATAAGATAGATTACTTGATGGCAAAAAATCCTGATGGCTTTCAAAGCAGAGAGGATGCACAAGCTTATCTTGCAGAACGAGCAGCATCAGAGAATCAGTTAAAAGTACAAAGCACAGTAAAAGAAAATGGATTTAAACTAAACAGAGATGCCTGAAGATACAATACAGAACTACGTTAATCGTATTGCAGAACTTGAAGATCAAGTAGATAAACAAAAAGAAGCATTTAGAAAAGCAATAGATTTAAATGCGTTACTTGCTAATCCAAGAGAATACATTAAAAACCTGGCTATGGATTTCTATGAATCAAATGAAGATATATTGAGAGAAGCAGTTGATCTGGGTGAGGACAAAGCAAAAAAAATATTAAAAGAATATGTTAAAACTGACTAAAAGAGAAATATTTAAATTAAATAAGAATCTTAAAATAGATAATTTGTTAAATAGAATTGCCGAAGGCTTTGTACAATCTTTTGATGATGGAATAGCTATAAGTAGAGATATAAACAATAAAAAATTTGCACCATTAAAACCTGCTACAATTAAGAAAAAAGGACACAAGCGACCATTGGATGATCAAGGTAAAATGAAAAAAGTATATGTTAAAAAGAAAGCAACTAAATCAAGTAAAAAAGCTACAATATCTATGAACAGACGTGATAGAGAAGTTCCATCTATTGTACATAATCAAGGTTTAGGATTTCAAAAGAAACGTGAATGGTTTGGAGTTGGTAAAGTACAAAAAGCGATAGGAAAAGAAGAAGCAAGAATACACATTAGGAGAGCATTAAAATAATGCCATTAGATAATTTTGAAGATTATAATTTATATGTAACTGCTTTATTATTAGCTGATGTGGAAAAAGCTGCAATAGATATAGAATTATTTATAAATCAATTAAGAGTATCAGGTGCAACAGATGATACTATTTTTGCATTATTACTTGCTGA